CCTGTGCCGGGTTCCAACTGCAAGATCGAACTGCTTCCGGGCTTCACGGGCTCTGCCCTCATCACTCCCGGGAACGGCGTCTACGGCCTCAGCATCGTCAATATGTGTCTGAGCGGTGCTGGTGTCGGTGTCGGCATTCACGGCATTGATCAGAGCGGAGCAGGTGCTGGAGAGTTCGGCTGGACAGTCCTCAACTCCCAGATCGCCGGCTTCACGGGCAACGGGTGGAACGGCAGCAGCCACGTCGGAACCTGGATCAACGTTCACCTCAACCACAACGGCGGTCGAGGGGTCGATTCTCAGGGTGTCGGTGAGCGGTTCGTGGACACGAAGATCATGAACGCCTTCATCTACTTCAACGAGGATGGCGGCATCCGCCTGGACAACGACAACGCTGGCTTCATCGATATGGTAAACGTTCGTGTGGAGCGGTCTGGCGGCAACCACGCCGACGTCACGAGTCCTGTCAACACTGCTGCCAACGGCATCGAGATCCAGAACCTGG